TTACTAATTTGAGTAGTTATATAAGTATCTGCAATGTAGTCTCCATAAGCATCCACCATTGCCTCACGGCTCATACTTAACATTACTTGAGCTAATTCAACAAGATCCACTCCTTTTGCTGCTTGATCTTGAACAAAGTCCCTTGTTTCGTTAATTATTTTTTGAACACGTGCTTCTGTTTTTTTATCTATCATATCCATAATGTAATATGGCTTAGGCACTTTTTCTACTCTTCTTTTCAACTTTATTTATTGTGCCTTTATTCTTAGAAGCGTAAAATACTTTTTCGCCTTCTTTCTTCCCATATGTTTTTTTCATCGACTTCATGATTTTTTTACCTTTTTTATTTAGAGGCATCTTTTCTTCTCTGATTTAAATTTTGAGTTGTCATTTTATCATACTGAACTTCAGCACGTTTATCTGCAATATCATAATCTTTTTGTATTCTTGCTTGATCAGTAGCTGTCTTTTGTCTGAGTTTTTCAGCGTCTAACTGTATCCTAGCCTGGTCTCTTCGAGAGTCCATTTGATCTTTCATTGCGTCTTGTTGTAGTTCTTGTTGCTTTAACTGTATGGCAGGATCAGGCTTACCTGCACCAGATAATTGTTGCGAGGTTTGTTTTAACTCTGCCATAAACTGAGCTTCCAATCTTGCGATGGCCTGGTCCATTTGATCTTCTTGTAATTGACCTTGTGATATTAAGAAAGTGGTTTGCTCTTTTGCTTTTAAAGACACGTGCTCTAAAATATGTTTTTGAAGTTTCATCGCCATCGGAGGGTTAGCCAATATCATTTGATTGGTTCCAAAGATTAAATGATTTTGAATATGTGCATCATGATCTTGTCCCTCGTAGGCACGCATTAAATTACCATCGAGTAAATCTGCATGTTCCGTGGCAGGGTCTTTAGGAGCTACAGGTGTATCCTTTCTTAAAATTTGATCAACATCTTTAATACCTAAAGCTTCATACATTCTTCGATAGGCCTCTTTCATGTTATGTAAATCAGGAGCACTTTGAGCTAGCTGCAATTCTGTTTGAGCTAAAGTTACTCTTTGCGCAGTAGAGAATATGTTAGGATCAGAAACAGGTAGCACATCTAAGTTACTATCAAAGTCTTCTGCTTTGATGGTGCGATCGGCACCCTCCACAGAATAAGGATATGTTTCTGGTAAGTAATCAGCAAACACTTTGTAAAGTAATCTGAATTCTTTTTTCTGAGAATAATAACAACGCTTATGAATTGCTGACATGATTCGAGATCCACGTTCTAATAAAGCGATCGTTGTTCCGACAGGAGCGTTTTGATTAGCATCACCTACTTGCATATCTGCGATGCTAGCGAAACGCTGACCAGCTTGAACAACAAAACCTAGTAAACTATATAAAGTTTGAGAAGGTTCTTTATAAGGAAGAGGCATAAAAGAATTTCTCAAGTCACCATTTGGTGCATCAATATCTCTGAACTCTCCAGGTTGTAAAGGATCAGCATCATCTCTCATGCGAATACCACGAGACTTAAATCCTGCAGGTAAATTCGATAAAGTTCCTGCATCTAATAACTGTCTTAAAATATCAGTGGCTGTTCTCGACAATCCACCAATTAAATGAATTAAACCAAAACCATAAAATCCTAGGCCAGGTAGAAACTTGTATTGAACAAAATATTGTTTCTTCATTTTCTTCGGATCATCTTTTTCGTAGTTTCTTCTAATACCCACCACTTGACTCGATCCTTCTTCAACAGTCACAATGTATGGAATTTTGATTCCTGTCATTTCACCAGAATCATCTTTATCTTCAAAATCTTTTAAATCGATGGAGGTATGAAACTCATATAGTTTTATTACTTTATCTGCGTAACTAGGTTTTGTTCCTTGTAGTTCATTATATTTTTTTTGAACGTCATTCTCTTCTGCTTCTTGAGGTAAGATATCGACATCTTTATAGAATCCTGAAACTTGTTTTTTTCTAAAATCATTGTAGCTCATGTTAATGACATGACAGATACGTTCACAGTTATCTAAATCTGTTGATAGATAATTTACAACGAGATCTTCTGCTGGAACAAACTTAGAAACAGGTCGTTCCATTAATTCATCGTAATAAACTTTTTTAAATGTTGAACCTGCTAAAGGTAAATAGAATAACATCTGATCATACTCAGGAGTATAATCTTCCATCTTATTCATTAATTGAAAATTCATAAACTCTTGGACTCGTCCTGCTCTTGCATACTTCTCGGGAGTTTCATCTCCCATGATGACTGTTCGCACAGGACCGCCTGCTGGTAATAATTCTTTAAAAGCAGTTGCTTGAAACTGTGTAGCGCTTTCGGCTAATAAAGGGTGAGTCGCGGAACTCGCTCCACGGAAAGGGTTGGTTCTCTCTTCATACTTGATACCTAGCAGCCCTAAGCCTTTGATATAAGCATCTTCCCATTCTTTTCTTGAAGACTTATCACTTTCAAAGTCTCCCATTAACTCATCTGATAATTCTGCTAGATCTCGATCGTCAATAACTTCTGCTAAGTTAGAATAGAATTCAATTTCAGGTAAAGCTTCTCTTGGATCAAAGTCGAGTGTTGCACCACCATCTTCATCCATTTCAATCTCTAATCCCTCAGGAGCCGGGATTCGCTGTCCGTCGACCACGACTTCTGTTTCTTTTTTTAGAATTTCCAATTCAGGTTTGCCACCTAAATCTAGGGCTTTATCAATATTGTCTGCCATGAGTTTTAAAATATATCTTTTTTAGTATCATACAAGGGTTTACCTACAAGTCCTCCATCAGCTTGCATGGTGGGTCTAACGATTCCCTTTTCAACTGTTGCTGCTGTTGTTTCAGTACCAACAGCGTTTTTCTTGTTTCTTATTAATTGAAGTTCAAGATCTTGAAGTTTATCAAAAAATTTTTTTGGACTTACTTTTTCTCCTTGAATAGATAAATTGAGTGTATCATTAGGTTTATTTGCTATTTCTTTTTTAAACTGAATAAGTTTTTTATGTGCCTCACTTAATAAAGTAGACAAAGGTTTATTAGATTTTAAAGCAGCTTTTGGTAAAAATCCCATTGCAATTAGTCTAGCTATTAAACCCATAATTTTTAAAATATATCTTTTTTAATTACATACAAGGGTTATTCCCCCTCCACGATCCGCTGTTCGCTGGTCAAGGATCTCTTATCATCGTCCACGATTAGACCTCTATCATGAGTTATACCTTGCTGATCGTATTTTTCCAACAACTCAATGAGCTCGTCTTTGGACATCTGATCCATACTTTCATCTGTTTTATTTTTCAGATCATAGAATCCTGCTACACGACCCCGGGCCACTTCTGCGTTGATGGCTGCTGAATAGTGTTTATCTCCCCTCGCTTCGTCCCGCATTTCTTTCAACGCTGTTAAATGAGAAGCCATCGATACACCAGACGTTTCATACAAATCTTGTTTGAGTTCATTAATCGCTTCGACAATATAAGGATTAGTTTTAGGATTTAAAAGATCATGAGCTGTTTGTCTTGCTCGATTTTGAGAATAGCCCGCGAGCCGCGCCGCTTCGGCCGCGGAAATTTTGCCTGTTAAAGTTTGTTGGACGTAGTTCGCCACGAACAACATTTGCTTGGGCGTTAGCTTTTGTTTGAGTCTTCGATCCTCAGGATTTATTTTTTTAACCGTTATAGTAGACATATTTTCTTTTACTCCTTGGTATTTCAAGTTCCTTTTCATCATCTTCTAGTTCAACCAAGTTACCTTGGCGATATCTTAGCAAAGCTAAGGTCATTGCGTCAACCATGTCGTCATGCTCTCCAAAGGGAAAAGCAGCACATTCTTCCATCATTTCAATCGCCCAATCGTCATCGGACCGCCAAACGTGGCCCGCTTCAAATATGGGAGCGACTGTATTTACTCGGACATGCTTGTCCTGACCGCGGTTTGGGGAGAATGAGGTAGCGTGAATACCGGCTCGTCTTAACTCGTGTATCAAGGGCATGCCAGTTGCTTTCGCTTCAATGATTACCAACTCAGGATCATGATACCTAAGATTTTCCATAGCTTTCTTTTTTAGTTCAGGAAAGTCCCATCGACCTTTTTCAACGTCTAACAAAATAATATGAGGTTCTCTCCCTTCGTTTGGATAGAATATCCCCCAAGTTGAAATAACAGAATAGTCTGCTGTTTCTTTTTTGGAGAATGCAGTATCGTATGTTTGAATTTTAAAATAACAATCAGGAATATTAGGTTTATCCCACACTCTCCACCATTCACGTTTGATGATACTCGTGCCATCGTAAGTAGGGTTTTGCTGCCATTGAGCATTCCATTTACTAGGAACTAAAGAAGCTTTTACTTTGTCTAGTTCATCGAGCTTCCAATACTGTGGCCAAATAGGTTTTCGATTTTCTTCATCATCATCGTCTAAGATAGCGGGAAATTCTATAACATCCCATTTATCTGCTTTAAGATCTCCCATTTTTTTAACTAACTGTGCAGTTAGATCTTTTTGTGACCAACGAGTCATGACAATTGCTATCGATCCTCCGGGTTGTAAACGCTGTCGAGGACCCGAGGTGTACCATTCATAAGCATTATCCATAGCAGTTTCTGATAATGCGTCTTGTTCTGAGTGTGGATCGTCAATAATGAGTAGATCAGCACCACGACCAGTGATCGCACCTCCAACACCTGCAGCAAAGTATTCGCCTCCATGGTTTGTTTCCCATCTTCCTGCAGCTTGGTTATCTGTTCGCAACGTTACACCAGGAAATATTCTTTTATATTCTTTTGTATTCATTAAATTACGAATTTTTCTACCAAATCTAACTGCGAGCTCGCCTGTGTGTGTAGCCTGGATAATTTTTAGTTTAGGATTAATG